TTGTAGTAACGTGATTAGCATCATCACCTAAGGCAAGGGCTAATTCATTAAGGGTATTTAACGTAGCTGGGGCTGAGTCTACTAGTCCAGAAACTTCAGCATCTACATAAGTTGTAGAAGCAGCGTTATCTAACTTAGTCTTTAATGTATTAGTAAAATCATTAGCTGATAATACTTTACCAGTAACTTTGTCTACTTTAGTACTTAAGTCTACCGTAGCCCAACTAGCATCATCACCATCAGTTGTTAGAAACTTACCGTTGTGAGTAGATTGTGAGGGTACAGCTGCACCTGGTGCTAACTTAGCTGCTGTTACTGCGCCGTCTTGAATGTCACTAGTTTCTACTGAGTTATCCTCAACAGCTACTGGTTGTCCTCTACCTACATATCCAGCCATTATGAAGCCTCCATTATAGAAAGTATTACGTCAAGTTGACCAGCAACTGAACCTTTAGCTTTCAGAATATCCCCTTCTTGCATAACAACTTTACCATCGATAAAGCTTAATGCTGTACCTGCTGGAATGGGTGTATCTTTACCTATTAAGTTAATAGTAGTACTACCAACCACTATAGCAATCTCTGCATTAACAGTTGACGTACCTGTATTAGATATTACACCTCCAATAATAACTGTCGTAGTATCTGGAGTAGTGTTCGGACATGTATAAATTGCAGTTAAACTAGTACCGATAGCGTCCTTTGTTGCTCGTTTGAATATATTTGCCATACTTCTCCTATCCTAAAGCTATCGCCATAGCAACCGCATCACCTGTTGCCTCAGCGTTGCTAGGCACTCCTAGATTGGTTCTAGCCGTAGCTGCATTACTGATATCACTAAGGTTAGATGTCTTTTCCATTTTATCTGTATTCAGATTAGTGAAGTTTCCATCCACCTCATTATTAGTAAGAGGTGATCCTTTAGTGGCTCGATTTGTTATCGTAGACATAAGTCCACCCCCCTAATATTAAGTAGCTGATAGAGTAATAGTCCAAGTGACCGTCATAGTATCATCTGCTGCCTTATTAACAACATCAAATACAACACGAGATAGCATATCGCCAGCTGCTGCTGTACCACTGTTGAAAATACCTGCTTCTTTTACAGCGCCTGTAGCATCACCTGCCTCAAACGAAGAAACGTATACTACTTTGTGTTTTGTAGCAGATGGGATCGTAGTAGAATCCAAAGCTTCTCTAGCACCTAAGATAGTTACTAAGTCTGTTTGTCCTGCTACTGCAGCGGTAGAACTAGAGCCTAAAGCCATATGTGACATTACAGCTTTCGATGTACCTTCTACACGTGAAATAATAAATTCTAAACCTTTTTGTACTACAAGGTTCTTTTCTATACGCTCTTCTTTTACTTTACCGTTCTTATCTTTAAGTACGATGTTTAGTTGGCCGGAGAGCTTCAAGTTTTCGTTAATCATAATTAACTCCTGTTAAAAGTTTCTGGAAGCTCCGACATAGTCTTCCGCAAAATAAGTGAAGTCAGAGTAACCCTGACTTTTTAACGATCCCGTGTCGGTCAACGAGGTCGAGTTTTCTAAAATTCCTTTGTTCGGTGCAATAGCTACCGTGTCTGATATACTGGATGAATCATTGAAAGGGGCTAGCGTCATGTGTAGTGCTAAAGCATCCCCTACAACAGGTGTATCGCTTATTAGTTTACCAAAATTAAAGTTGTGTGTTTCGGTAAATAGGGAAGCGCTATCAGTAAAATTTCTTTTAAATTGAGCAGTTAAAAGTACACTGTCCGTGATGTTTGCTACATTAATAGTATTTTTGAAATACTGTGTTTCTTGGTCATCAAGGATTGATGCAGTTCCATCAATATCATCTGTAGCACCTACAACATCAGATAAAACTTTTACTAATGCCAGTGTCTCTATATCTGTGAAACCTGCAGCATCTTGTGTATTCTTGAAAAAGGATAACGTATCAATCGCATCAATTAGTGATGGAGCATCTGTAAGTGCTTTATTAAAGGCTTTGTAGTCTGCATCTGCTATAGAGGCAAGGTTCTCACCTAAATCCTTATCAAAATCTACAAAGTGGTCATCATTAGTTAGTGACGCATCAACTAAAGCTTTTACTGTAGCTAGCGTTTCGTCATCCGTTATACCGGAGACAGTTTCTACTGTAGATTTACCAATACTTAGCGTTTCGTTATCAGTAAATACTGGGGTATCTAATAAACCTTTATTAAAACTATGCTTAGTACTGTCCGTAAATACTGAACTATCTACTGAATGTTTACCTGAGGCTAGAGTATTAATATCTGCGATTTGTGCGCTATCTATTAAAGTTTTGCCTACGCTGCGTGTTTCATCATCTGTAAAGTTAGGTGTATCAATGAATTCTCTAGAGTAAGCAACCATTCTGAAGAATACATCTGTAACTGCAGCAAGATTAGTTGTAACTTTATGGTACTGCATTTCCTGATCATCAAGAATAGATGCAGCGCCGTCTATATCATCAGTAACATTTACATTATCAAATAGGAACTTAGCAAAAGCTACAGTTTCATTATCCGTGAATCCAACAACATCTTGAGTATTCTTAAAGAATTCTATCGTATCTAATGTATCTGTAAGTTGTGATGAGTCTACTAAGGCTTTATAGAAATCTTTAAAATCACTGTCAGCAATTGTGTAGCTATCTACACTGAACTTATTAAATGTCTGCTTTTGTACATCACTAGTAAAAGGGGTGTCGTCAACTAGTGTTTTAAGGAAATCTACTTGTTGCTCTTCTGATGTAATACCTACACTTACTAAAGCTTTAACTACATCTTTATAGTCTGAATCCTCTAATACAGCGGTGTCTTCTTTATTTAATCCAACATGTAATACATCATTATCTGAAATAGCAGCACTATCTACAGTAATCTTATTAAATAAGTTGAATTGTACATCTGATATTACGAATTCTTCTTTGAAGAATTTATTCTTAGAATCAGGATCTATCCATATCTCAGATGCTACAGATAATTGATAATCTGTTTGTGCTTGTACGAGTTTAGATGTAGTTTGAGCCTGTATGCTCTGTACACTAATTGTAGCGCGAATAGCCATTGCTAGAAGCCGGCTCTTACCTTAAACTTTAGTTTATCAAAGATGGACTGTTTTCTACCTGAAGTGTCTTCTAATTCGATTTCACCTTCATAAGTACCAGCATCTACGTCTAAAGTTGTAGGGTTCCACTGCATAAAGCATTTACCATCCACAAAGGGGGCGTGCTTTCCACAAGTCATAGTATCTAGGACAGTTGAACTACCTAGTAATCTAAAATGTACTCTAATTGTTTCGTTAGTGATGTCAATGGATGCCCAAGTAGTTGGTTCGTCTTCATCAAGAACTTTGCCAGATGCTGCTGTATTGGAATCACGTAGGGTGAAGTTTATTTCAGGTTTATCATCCCCTGCAACGAGGTTGATCGTGTCGTAATAAGCCATTATTTAACTCCTCCTGGAGGTTGTTCTCAGCATTTGGCATGCAATAAATTTGTCTTTAGTATAACAGTAATATATTAGATAAATCCGCTATCTACTAATTTAGTATTAGCATCAAGATTGTCCGGGTTACGTAGCCCTAACATGTTGATTTGCTTACAACTTTCGTTAAATCTTAAGTAGTATGTGTTGTTCTCAGCCTTCATATCACCACTGATTGTAGCATGTGTCTTGTAAGCTACATAGTTAATCAGTGCTTCTGTGTATAACTGGGGTAAACCTAGATTAGTGGTAATGCTCTTAGCTAACTTAGGTGAGGCTGCATAGGTAAGTATCATGTCCTTTCTACCATCTTCGTCAGTACCTTTAATAAGCACCTTAGTAGGATCTTTAAACATTACAGATACATTTACATCTACACCATCTACGAAGTTAGCCTTCTCATTATTGATGGCAATTTCGTCACCATCTTTAAATGTACAACTAATAGCGTGTAGGAAGTCATCGTCTAACTTAAACTCTTCACCGTTAAGTGCAAAGTCTAATTCCATGTCTTTCTGTAGAATATTAAATTTCTTATGTAACTCAATGTTAGCTAAATTAATAAATGTACGGATTTTACTTCTGTTTGTTAGCTGTACAGCAGTAGGTGTACCAGGAGCACCTGGTGTCATGTCTCCCACATCAGATGTGGCTAACTGACTGATCTCACCATTAACTAAGAATTCTATATATTCGTAAACTTTCACGGAATTTCCCTAAAATAAATACTATGTATTTATCATACCACGTTTTATTACACGAAATAAGAACTTTCTCCTACATCTTCAGGCTCATCATCCCATAGCATACTGCCGTCACTGTGCTCATTTGTAGATACCTCACTAGGTTTCCATGCATTAAACTCACCTAACATAGAGATATTATCTATCTGATCATCATGTTTAGATTTAAACCCCTTCATCGTAGCTAACTGTAACTCCTCTAACATCTCAGATAGCTCAACAGAGTCTTTAAGCTCCTCAGGGAACCATATCTTTCCAGATTTGAATAATGGTACTGCCATTTGCTGGAATCTACTCATCTTATCTTTATTAGGTCGTATACCCGGTGAAGACTTTCCACGTCCAGATGCAAGAGTGAAATAGATATTACGATTCATCATCTCATTCTGGATCCACGCTATAAAGCCTCCCTGCTGCCCCGTAACCTCTACACCTACTTCTTGAGGTTGGTACTTCTGAGCTAATCTAAATAACTCATTGATAGACTTGTCCATTAAAGCTTTCTTACAAAATCCATCTACCCACAACCAGTCACCGTTATTGTTATAAGCCCAAACATTAATAGTGCTAAAGTCTGCGGATTCCTTCTCACTAGTTGCAAAGTCAGTAGTGATGTAGAAGTTAAACGCTCCCATGTTAGTCTTCACATTAGCATGCTTGTACCAGGTCATATCGCTGTCTTTAATCAGACGTTCTTCCTCAGACATAATCCTGAGCATTAGCTCCTGGTTAAAACTGTCTAGCTTACCCGCACCTCTAGATTTATCATATTGGCTCTTCACATACTCATAGTTAAACCTGTCCTCCCATGCACCTTTGAAGTCTTCCTCACTAACAGGAAACTTCTCACATACAGGGTAAACAGACACATACCACACCCCAGATTCCACTGCTTTATACAATGGATCCTTAGCGTTAAAAGGCGTACCTGACCAGATAACTTTACGCTTAGCTGGATGCAGTGCATAGTCAATTGCAGAGTACACCGTGTTTTCTACACTCTCAATAATTGTGGGCGATCTAGCATCATCATCTGACAGTAGATCATCTAACATTGCTAACTGGGGTCTAGTATTTAGTTCCACGGTTCCACGCACACCAGTCTTAGCACCATGGCCTGTGATAACTAACTCTTTACCTTGTTTATTCTTAAAGTACCATCTTATGTCAGTAAACTTAGATTTCTCCAGATATTGAAGTAAAAACACACTATTCTGGCATCTACGCTCTAAACGCAGTCTCATTTTCTTTACACCATTCTCAATTGAGTCAGAAACGTATAATCCATAATCTACATCTCCAAACCCAGGAATAGAGCCATATACAGCTATATACAAGATT